TCCGCGGGTTGTCATCCCAGGAGGAGAAGGTGCACTCCAGCGACGTTCCCGCCCGCGAGACGCCGATGCAATACTCAATGCCCGACGCAGCAAACACAAATGGAAGACTGATGCGGAGAGGCTTGAAGGTCGTTGCGTCCAAGGTGACGACGCAATGATAGTACTTTCGCGGCTGCGTGTATTCCACAAAATGAACCAGACAGAGGAGATCATTCGCAAGCTTCACTGGAGCCGCGGATCCCCGGAGATGCTGAAAGAACCAGGGTGTCGTCTGCGTGCTGTCTATCACGAGACGAGAGCCCTCCAGATGTCCGACCTCAAGCGGAGACCAGCGATAGATGATGGAATCGGTGTCCGGAATCGGAATCCAGTTCTTTTCGCATTCGGCGTTCTGGGGAGACTCCAGAACACGGCCGTCCAGAATCTGCAGCGTCGACGGGTCAATCCGACCCGCGATCTGACGGATCTTCTCTGAGTATTCCCAGGACGACGCCAGGAAGCGAAGGTCGCCAGCCTTGTCCGTATAGATCCGCATGTCTTCCAGTCCACGGATATGCGTGTTTCGCTTCGGAAGTCCAATCGTGCTGTCGTCCAGCACGCCGGCAAGCTCACCGTTCACCAGGACAGTCTTGGTCCGAACGTGGTTGGAGGTGGAATAGGTCCCCTCCTTCATCGTGTACGAGCCATCCCGCTGGTCAATGATGTAATTGACAAAGCGAACGGCTTGGACCGGGTTGAATTTGTGGGTCGTCACAGACACCGAGGTCGGGTGAAAATCGGACCCAGCCGCCGCCCGGTCAATCGGGTGATTCCGAATCGGAGTGCCGATGGGCTTGACATAGAACCCCATGTTCTGGTAGACGTTGGTCAGGAAGTCCTTGCGTTTGAGAAGGTAGGACATGGAGCCCACGAGTCCTTCGTCGTGCCGCCCGACGTAGAAGTCCAGGATGGTTTTTTCATACTCAAACAGACCGGAGTAGACGTCCGTCTCCACGAAGAGCGAATCCCCGGGCTGGGGAATGGACTTGCCCTGCATGCAATAGGCATAGGCCTTGTAGTGCTGAGAGACCTCGCGGAAGTACCGGGTGAGCTTGTAGAGAGGCTCTGCGCGAGTGGGACGGAAGGCGTGCGCCCGCAGCATCCAGGCCTCAAACTCAACGGGGTCCTTCAGGGCCTGATGACACTGGCCAATCATGTAGAGGGAGAACCACCGCTCTTCGTCCCAGCCTCCAGCCTCATAGCGCTTCGTATACATCGCAATGGAGTCTTTGTAGCGACCCAGGCTGTGATAGGTCTGGGCGAGGTAGAACATATACCGGACATTCGTCGGCTCGTCTAGGAGCCCCTGTTCCAGCAGACGGGCATCTCGCGTGAACTTGTCCGACTTACACCCCCCGTCATTGCGGTCGTCAATCCAGCACACGGACTTGGGAAGTGCCGTCGTCGGTCCATCCCAATACTCGTGCGTCACCCCACGACAGACCCAGTCATGGTCAAACCGAACCAGGCGGCAATTGGGATACTCCAAGGCCCCGGCGATCTGAAGAATCGTATAGCCCTGCTCTGTGAGAGGCGTGTCCTTCAGGGTCCCGGGATTGAAGACCATGTCGCCATCCAGCAGAAGTCCATAGGTCTCCTTCGGATCCCAGCCGTTGGAGAGAACAAAGTCCTTCGCCGCCCGGAAGCTCTTCGTCCGGTTGGTTCCAAAGTCGCTCCAGACACTCTCGGTCAGGCATCCCGGGTGCTCTGCAAGAAACTCCGTGGCAATCGCCTTGGTCGCATCGGTGGATCCCGTATCGTGAATGCAGACCGCCTCTACAGCCTCCAGGGCCGCCTCCAGACACCGCTTGAGAATTCGCGCCTCATTCCGCACCATCAGAATGAGAACGAAGCGAGGCATGCGTCTGTTTGAAGGAACTCTTGCCCCTCCGTCTAAACAAATGAACAGTGAGTTCGTCAAGCAGAGTCTTCGCGAGAACCTGGCCCGGACGCTTGTTCCGCATGTCGCCGACGGTCTCTGGAGCATCTACGACAGCGCCAAGTCGGCCTGTGAGCGGACCAAGCAGCCCGAGAAGACCCTCCAGACCTTCCAGAATCTCCTGACCCGGATTCCTGCGTGGTCGGAGACACTTCTGTCGACCGAGGTGGATCGCATCCTGACGGCGTCCAAGTGCGATTACATTGAGGACCTCCTCCTCGGTGTCTTTGTGAGTTACATCCGCGCCTTCGCTGCTCTCCAGCAGGTGGACTCCTCCTCCGTTCAGATTGACTTTGAGCGCCCGAGTCTCTCCAAGTTCATTCACTCTTTCTATACGCTCGCCGCCCGCAAGAGCTGGACGGCCGCCTATCTTTTCAAGACCATCGGGGTTCCGTCCGAGCAGCAGGCCCGCAATCGTCGCGACATTGAGTCCATGCTGGAGACCACGCTGTCCGAGACCATTGATAGCTTCATCCCGTGGCGCACCATTAGCAAGGCCTATTTTCAGGCTCCGGTCCCGGACTCCGCCCCTGCCCCGGCACCCGCTCCGGCTCCTGAGGCCGCCAAGCCCCCGGTCCAGTTCGCCGCCACCAACGACGTCCATGAATTTGAGACGGATGATGAGGAGTCCGTCGCGGAGTCCGAGGACGAGGCGCCGCCGGCCATCAAGCTCGGAGAGGACATGGTCCTGGATGACTTCGCCGACGAGGACGCCGAGGCCACTGTGGACGACGACCTGGAGGCCAAGCTCAAGTCCGCCGAGCCCATTTCGTTAAATCTCTAAGCTTCGTTCTCGTGCGGGGGAACAAAGATGGACGTCCAAACTCTTGCCCTCGTTGTTGGAGCCGTCATTGTCGTCACCGTGCTTCTGTATGTCTACGATCGTCGGTCCAAGCACCAGAGCGTTGACGTTCTGGATGCCACCAAGCTTGGTCTTGGGGCCGGTGCGATTGCAGGGGGAGTGACGTATGCCGTGGGAGGTGAGGCAGTCGGTGATGCGGTTGCGTCCATCGCGACGGCGCTCCCGGAGGCGCAGGAGATGTTCCTCGGGAAGCCGGAGTTCTAAATCAGCCGAATGTCCGTGAAATGATGAATCGCAAGATAGATGAAGAACACCCACGCCGTCAAGATATAGAGAGACGTCCAGAGTTTTGCGCCAGGGGTCTCGGGAATCATGCCCGCAACCTCCGCCGTCGTCAACGACCCAATCGCATAATGGAAGTAATCCACGAACGTCTTCGCGCCACGAATCTGCCCGTGGAAGAAGAGGTACGTGAGTCCAGCGAACACTGCATTCAGCGTGAGAGCCGCTGTCAGGAGACTGAGGAAGGTCCGCATACTGTTATCTCACCAGAGAAACAATGCCGTCCATTGAAATTGATCGTGCGTCACCGGGGGGAGGACCCACGGTTGTCTTCAAGCCGTGCGAGGGAGTTGAGATTGTCGTCTCCATGCCGGCGACGACGGTTGTGTTTGAATCCGACGGAATGCGGGGTCTTCACCAGGGCTCTGCGCGGGGCCCCAACTTTGTGGTTGACCCGAGGGATGGAGCCTTCGAATTTGACGATATGCGAGGGGTTGAGATCAACACGGTCATCCCCCGACAGATGGCGCGCGACCTGTATGAGGCCTTGGGCCCCTTGGTTGGTCAGAAGGTGACCCGCGACATTGCCGCGAATGGAGAGGCGGAGGCCGGCGATGAAGACCCGGTCCAGGCGAGCGACGATCCCCAGGGAGCTGGGCGGTCACGCGTCAAGAAACAGGCACGGCGCACCCAGCGGAAGCGCCGCAATCCGAAACGCAAGTAACTTCCCGATTTCCTTCCGCGGCACGGCCTCCTTACAAAAGCGAGCAATCGCCTTGTAGAGGTGGAAGCCATGGTAGCGGTCGTGGTTGTCGCGCTTGGCCCGGAACATGACGGAGGTATCATCGGACTGCTGCATCCAGCCCAGGAACACGCTGAAGAGCGGGTGCGTGCTCTTGCCGTCCGGGCCTTCCGGGAACATGTCCCAAAACATGGACGTCGCAAACCGACAGAGATCAAATGACGGATTGGGCGGCAGATGGGGGAGTTCCTGGTTGTAAAAGGGCTCCATGTTGTACTGCCCCGCAGCCTCTTCCTCGGGCTGGAACTGGCTGCTCACAAACTGACGAGGCTCCTTCATTCCCGCAAGCCGTGCGGAGACGATGGCGCGATCAAAGTCAATCAGCTTGATGATGTATCCGTAGGTCGGAATGCGGTAGACGAAGCCGAGGTGGCGATAATAGAGATACTCCTCGGTGGTGGTCGTGCACATGACATTATTGCCGTGGAGGTCGTTGTGGACAAAGCCATACGTCCTCTGCGCAAAGGCCAGCGCCATCACAATCTGGGCCACCCAGGCCGCGTGCTTCTCCGGCTCCTGGTGCTTCTCAACCAGGTCGTAGAAGGTGGCGTCCAGCTTCTCCATGACCGTCGTAATCACGGGCGTATTGTGAAACGTCGCCCACGCAAACGGTTCCTCCTCCGTGTCATCGCGGAAGGAATCGGCATCCGAATCCGTCTCGCAATCACACGACTCAATCTCATAGGCGTCCTCATCATCCGAGATGTCCTCCTCTTCGGCCTCCGACTCCTCCTCGGATTCAGACTCGGTCTCATGAGAGCGAGAGGACGGCTCCGACACATGGTCAGCCTCCACATCTTCAAATCCCTCCAGAGCGACCTCGTCTCCCAGGTGAACCTCGGGACGCTGGGAGCGCGTGTGCGAGAAGGACGGACCCGACTCTCCGGCCTGCCGAAGCTGGAGTTCAAAGGTCTTGCCGAGATTGTCGGTGAACCACCGGCGCTCCATCAGGTCTTCATAGTCATCGGAGATGTCCAGGACGTGGTCCTTGGCCAGACCGACATAGACGCCGTAGACCTTGGGGAAATGGACACAGCCGGACTCGGACAGGAGAAGACTCGTGAGGGCCCCAACATAGCCCGCTGAATGCGGACTCTGGAGCTTGGCCTGCATGTCATTGGCCACAGCCTCGGGCTTCGGAAGACCAAAGACGCCATAGTCGCCCCGCATCCACTTGAAGGGACTCAGAATCATCGTTGTCTTGCGATGGACGCTCGCCTCCTGTCCCTTGGTTGTCAGGATGGTGTCAGGAGACAGTACCTTCGCGACGCCTTCGGTGACTTTGACGCCATACTCCGAACGGTTGGGGAGGACCTCTGTCTTGAAGAGGGTATCTAGAGGCGGAAAGAACGGTTGCGGGTTCTGAAGTCCCCACGGTGAGGTGTCGACGGGGGGGAGCCGCGAGAGCCGAAGTGAGACGGGGAGGGTACGAAGCTCTTTTCCCATTGTCTTCCCCCCCGGAACTCTCCTCTGTGTGTTGAACGAGCGTGAATGGTTTCGCCGTGAAGAATAAGATGAATTTCCAGCTCCGGAAGTTCGATATCACGATGATCAAAGACCGATGCGAGATTGATTCGCGAAAGTCTCCGATCATGGTCATCATTGGAAAAAAGGACACCGGCAAATCGTTCTTGGTGCGTGATATCCTATTTCACACGCAGCAGTGTTTCCCCGTCGGCACCGTCATTTCAGGCACAGAGGTCGCCAACGAGTTCTTTCAGCATATGGTTCCGTCCAAGTTCATCCACGATAAGTACGACAAGAGCGTCATTATGAATGTGCTGAAGCGGCAGATGAATGTCAAGCAAAAGCGCAACCAGGACAAGGGAAATCGGGGTGGGAGTTCGTCGGTGGATCCCCGGGCCTTCTTGATTCTGGATGACTGTCTGTATGATGCAACGTGGATCAAGGAAGAGTCCACCCGCTATGTCTTCATGAACGGCCGTCACGTGGACCTGATGACGATGATCACGATGCAGTACCCGCTGGGCATCACGCCGAACCTGCGCACCAACGTGGACTTTGTGTTCATTCTCCGCGAGAACATCCTGGGGAACCGTAGAAGAATCTACGAGAATTACGCAGGAATGTTTCCGACCTTTGAGATGTTCTGCAGTTTCATGGACCAGTGCACCGAGAACTTCGAGTGCCTGGTCATCTGCAA